CGATCCAAACCATCCGGATGCACCACATCCCGAACATCACAAGGAGACAACACATGGCAGAACCGACCACACCGACCACACCGCCGACCAACAACGAAGCGATGCGGCGAGCGGAAGAAAGCAGGAAACAGCTGTTCGAACAGGAGAAAGCGCGCGCGGACAAGATCAGGGCCGCGTCGCAGGAGAAACTATCAAAGGGCAGGCCCACACCGACCCAGAACGAAAACGATAGGGCGGCTTGCGGCGAGTACATTGCCCAGCACGAGGACGATGGCTCGGGACCGGATATCACTCAGCCGGAGCATCCCGATCATCCTCAGCATGCGGAATTCAAGCAGCGTCAATCGACGGCTGCGGGCGGCGCCGCCTATCAGACCAAAACCGCAAAGCCCACATAAATGAGTCTGCTGTCGCGGATCTGGCAGCCGATAGTCAGGGCGGTATCGCCGTTCCGTGCCCCGGAAGGTGAATACCGCCCTGGCCCGTATCTGCTCAATAACGGCTGGCTGTCGGCCAGCGCCGGCCAGTCGCTTAATTGGTGGCAAAACGGCTACACTCTGCAACCTTACGGTGAAACTAGCGCCATGGTCGAGGCGTGTGTCGATGCCTATTCCCAAACCATTGCGATGTGCCCTGGATCGCACTGGCTCAAGGATGACGACGGCGGCCGCGAGCGGATCGACAATTCGGATCTGAGCCGCATCCTAATCCAGCCTAACGAATACCAGACGATTTCTGATTTCATGCTGAATATGACGCGCAGCCTGTATCTTTACGGCGAGGCGTTTGCGGTTGCATTGCGCAACAACCGCAGCGAAATCAGCGAGCTGCACCAGATGCGGCGCGGCATGCCGGTGGTAGCCAACGACGGCTCGGTGTTCTACAGCCTGACCGGCAATGAGATCGTGCAGATGCGCTATGATATGTCGTTACCGATTCCGGCGCGCGACGTCATGCACCTTCGGCTGCATACACCGACCCACACATTGAAAGGCGTCTCGCCGCTGCTTTCCACCAATCTCAGTCTGTTGATGTCGCGGGCGGTGCTCGATCAGCAGACCCAGTTTTACCTCAACTCGGCCAAGCCAAGCTTCTTGCTCGAGACTGAGGAGAAGCTCAACGAGACCCAGCGTGATGAATTGCGCGCCAGCTGGCTGAAGCAGACCACCGGCGCCAATGCGGGCGGCACGCCAATTCTGGCCTGGGGTCTGAAGGCGAAGCCGGTCACCGTGATCGCGCAGGACGCCCAGGTGGCCGATCTGTTGAAGTTGAATGACCAGGCGGTTGCGCTCGCGTTCCGGATACCGTTGCAAATTCTTGGCATTGGCGGCACGCCGTTCGCCTCGACCGAGGCGCTGATGCAAAGCTGGATTTCGCAAGGGCTCGGTTTCTGCATTAACCATATCGAGCAGGCATTCGATCTGATGTTTAAATTGGACGGACTGCCTGGGGAATATACCGAGTTTGATACCGGTGCGCTGTTGCGCAGCGCCTACAAGGAGCGGATCGATGGTCTGGCCGCGGCTGTGATGGGCGGCGTGATGTCGTCCGACGAGGCGCGGGCCGAACTGGAATTGCCGCGCACGCCGGGTGGCTACGGCAGCATGCCCCGCGTCCAGCAGCAGGTGGTTCCCCTCTCCTACGGCGCGCAGATGGTGCCGCCCGATCCGAACGCGAACAAGCCGCCGCCTGTTTCATCTGCAGGTAACGATAACGCGGCGTCAAAGGACGAACCGCCACAGCAGGACGATCAGGCGCAGACCAAAATGCTTCAGGCATTCAGGACAGCCCAGCATGCCGAATCCCAACGCCTCCATTGATCTTTTGGCCATCGAGCTCGGCGTGGTCGCCGGCCGGATCGAGCGCGAGGTCAATCTGAGGGTAATGGCGGCGATTGCCGAGTTCGCGCGCTGCCAGGCCGAGATCAATGCCCGCGCCGCAGAATTCGAGGCGCGGTTCGCTTCGGTCGAGCGCGCGGTCACCGATCGGCTTGCGGAGATCAAGGACGGCAAGGACGGCAAGGACGGCGTCGACGGTCGCGATGGTGTCGACGCTATCGCAATCGACGGTCTTGACGGCAAGGACGGCAAGGATGGTGCTGCTGGTCCAATCGGCCCGATCGGACCCCAGGGCCAGCGCGGTGCCCCAGGGGAACAAGGATCAATGCCGATCGCCGTCGCTTGGGCCGATCGGATCCATTACCAGGGCGATATAGTCACCCACGACGGTGCAACTTGGCAGGCGCAGTCTGATACCGGTCGCGCGCCGCCGCATGAGGACTGGATCTGCTTGGCCCGTGGTGGCACAGACGGCGTCGCTGGTGCGTCGTTCCGGATGATGGGTACTTGGAGGGCGGATCTGGATTACACCGCCCTGGACGTCGCTGTGTTGAACGGCGGGGCCTTCTGCGCCAAACGGGACAATCCAGGGCCATGTCCCGGTGACGGTTGGCAGTTGCTGGCATCCCAGGGCAAGCAGGGCAAGCCTGGCGAAAAGGGTGCACAGGGTGCGAAGGGCGACCGCGGCGAGCCGGGGCCGGCAGTGGTGGCGATGACGGTCGACCGCGACGGACTGGTAACGCTGACCAATGCCGATGGCAGCGAGGTCAGTTGCGACCTTTATCCGGTCCTTGAGCAATTGGTGCGCTGATGCTGCGGATGATCTTGGTGTCGCCGCCGGCCAATGCGGTGCTGACATCGGCGGACGCCAAGGCGCGGCTGAATATCGGCAGCGAGGTGCCGGATGCGGTCATGGACGCCTACATCATGGCGGCCACGCAGTGGATTGACGGCATCGATGGCTGGCTCGGGCGGGCGCTGATCACCCAAACTTGGAAAGCGATGCTCGATCAGTGGCCGACCGATTTCGACGATGGCCGGATCATGATCCCGCTGCCGCCGCTACAGTCGGTCAGCGAGGTTTCGTATCTGGACGTCGACGGCAACGCGACTGTGATCGATCCGGCTGACTATCAGGTGGTGCAGGGACAGCGGCCTATTTGCTTCCGGCCTTTGGCCTGATATGGCCAGGGGTGACCGCCAGGGCCGGTGCTATCAGCATCACTTTCATTGCCGGCTATGGCGATAACGATGTCGATGTGCCCGAGCCGATCAGGACCGGAATCGCGCTGATGTGCGGCGGCATGTCTTCGATGTCAACACGGCGGCTGCAGGTGGCTCTGGAACGCGAGGAAGGCATCGGCGAAACCCGATACGCACCTTCCAGCAAGGCCGTCAATGAAGAGATCAGCGCGGCAGTTGAAAATCTGCTGTCGGTTTACCGGGTTCAGTGGGTTTAACATATGTTTAATCTCGATTTGCATCGCGGCGAGCCCGGCCGTTGGCAGTTCAAACTGTGGGCCGATAGCGACAAGACCCGGCCGATTGATCTGGCTGATGCGACGATCGACGCCATAATCCGTGACAGGACAGGCCGTTTGCGCTTTGCATTGGACTGCACTGTAACGCTGCCGAACATCGTCGAAATGGAGCTAACGGATGCGCGGAGTCGGAATTTACCGACCGAAGGCACCTGGAAGCTGCAACTGACATATCCGGGCGGCAACATTGAACTCAAGGGTGCGGTTTATGTGGTCGCGCCTAAGCTGGCGATGGTCAAATGAAGATCATCGATATTGTCGTCACCGAAGCCTCTTCGTTCGTCATCGACGTGCAGGATGATGAGGCTGTGATCAGCGAGTTGCCGGCTGAAATCGTCAAACTCATTGAAGTCAGTAAGCAGGGTCCGAAAGGCGATCGCGGACCACCGGGTCCGAAAGGCGACCGCGGCGAGCCGGGGGAGGTCGAGGAAGCGCCGATCGACGGCAAGGAATATGTCCGCTGTGACGCTGACTGGAAAGAACTTGAATTAAAAGGCGGTGGTGGCGGCGGATCAGGATCATCTGGTGATGGCACGGCAGGCCCGCCTGGTCCTCAGGGACCGCAAGGGCCTGCCGGACCACAAGGACCCACCGGAGCCACCGGCGCGCAAGGCCCTGTTGGGCCACAGGGGCCCGTTGGGCCACAAGGACCGCAGGGTAATTCTGGCTCGCCGGGCGCAGATGGTAGTCCCGGATTGCCGGGACCGACAGGACCGACTGGCCCGCAGGGGCCAACCGGTGCAACCGGACCACAGGGTCCTGCGGGGGCGACAGGTCCGCAAGGTCCGCAGGGTGTTCCTGGCCCGACAGGACCGCAAGGCCCCAGCGGTCAGTCGGCTGGACGCATCTTCTATTACGCGCCATCGGACAGTTCGGACATCGCGACCTACAAGACCATGCTGTCGGCGCCCAGCAGTGGTGGCGAGCAGACCATCGCGACGGCCTGCACCGGGACGGGCGATGTTCTGGTCGCGGCATTCGCTACCGATCCCGGAATCCCTGGTGTGGTCGATTATCCGGCAGGCACGGCTTACCGACGTATCTATGCCGCCGTGTCAGGAGGCTCGGCGCGGTTTCATCTGCAGGTATACAAGCGCGATGGCAGCGGCATAGAGACCCTGATTCGCGACGAGTTCAGCGCGGCGTTTTCTGATACGACCGTTGCGCTTCAGGAATGGGTTGCCACTGCGCCGAGTGCCGGATCGATGGTCGCTACCGATCGGATCGTCAACAAGATATACGCCCAGCGTGTCAGCGGACCGACTAATGTCACCGTGACGAGTTACTACGAAGGGACATTGCACGCCTCGCAGATCCAGACGACGATCTCGGCGGGTTCGCAAGGCCCGGCCGGACCCGGCGTCGCGGCAGGCGGCACTGCAGGGCAGGTTTTGTCCAAAGTCGACGCCACCGATTATAACACTCAGTGGACGACGCTAACCGGTTATGTGCGGTATGACACCGCGCAGTCGCTGAGCTATCTGCAACAGGCGCAGGCCCGATCCAACATTGGGGTGCAAAAGAAAAACTACATCATCAACGGCGCGATGATGGTGTCGCAGGAAAATGGAGCGACGGCGGGGACAGTTGCTAATTATTTTCCGGTCGATCAATTCGTACTGGCTTTCGGCGGTACCAGTGGGGCTTATAGCTGCGCACAAGTAGTCAGTCCGACGCCTGCGGGTTCTCCTAATCGTTTGCGTATTACAGTCACAACAGCAGATGCTGCTGTTGCTGCGGG